AACCGGGGTCTTGAACCCCGGTTGTTTTGTCTGAAGCCGATCCGCTATCGCCATCAGCGGCTTGCTGTAGTGCTGTTGTCATTTCTTGCTCCTCTCCAATTAATCACTGCGGTGGCTACCGCTTCTATTAAGACCTCCTCGATATTCACCTTCGGCCTCTGTTTGCCTTTCGATAAATCTATTACTGCTTGCTCGAAGGCTATCTGTTTCGCGTTGCCTGCGTCGATCCACGGCAGCATATCCGCCATGCCTATTTGTCTACGATAAGCCCGCACCGCTTCGTACGAGGCTCTAGCTGCAATCGTTATGTCTTCTCTATCCATTGCTTTTTCGTGTCAATGCCGCCATGTTGAGTTTTAAGAGTTTAATAAGTTGAAGCCCCACGAACCTACGCCCGGAGCAGAAGGCATGGTCTCTCGGCTCTGTCCGGTATTCCAGATCATATGTGTTGGCCGCCTGGTTTACGATCCAGTCGAATGCCCGCTGCTGTTGATCCGGGGTTGCCTCTCCCCTCTGGAGCGCCTGAATAGCTGCCACGTCCGCTATCTCGTAAGGCGCGGGGGCGTAAGGTAGTGGTGGTTGTTTGCCGGACATCAGATCCCCGCAGCGCCGGTGTTGCCGGTACCTGAAGGTGCAGGGGTAAGGCCGATGGTTTTGGCCACGTTAGCGCCTTGCTGCATCTGCTCGAGGAATTGCTGCGCTTCTTGCTGCTCGGTGTCACGCTTAACGGCAGCGTCCACTTCGGCTTCGGTACGCAACCAAGCGGCGGGCACACCAGAACTTTGCAGCGCATCCCGCAATCCTTTCTTGACATCGAGCACGTAGACTGACGACTGATCGCCCCCGACTGCGGTAGAGACCAACGAGGTGGCTTCGAGAAACCGCTGCCCTTTGGCGCGTTCAATCGCATCATGCAGTGGCGACTCGAATGTAAACTCTATCTCTCGCCCTTGCAGTTCTCTCGGAATCTCATAAGCGGGGCCGAACACGCCGAAGCGTAGCAAAACGCTGAAGGTGGTGTCACATAACGGCGCGTTATACTCGGTCTCGATTGGCTCGAACAGAGGCATCGCGTGGCGTATGTATTCTTGTGTCCGCTGGCTGACTTCGTACGCCGTCATCTCACCATCGGTAAGCGGGGGCAGGGACAGCTTATTAATATAAAAGGCTTCGGCTAATTGTTGCCGCAGGTCGCGGGACATATCCAGCCCTAGCGGAATACCTCTCATGTCCTGCGTCAACGGGCGCAGCACCTCGCCTAAACGCTCATCGTATTCGTAATCAACCCAGGTTATACCCCCGGCCATTACGTTAACGTCTGACCGCAGCGCGCCTTGCACCCCTAGCAACGGTGGCGTTACGGCCTTCTCGCCCGCTTCCAACAGCGTTACGGTCATCTCTTGCAAGGTTCTCGCGTCGGCCATCGCCACCACTACCGCAGGGGAGTAGGCATATTGCGAACCAGATACTGTTTGCCAGCGGGCTATGGTGTATTCGTTTTGGGGAATGTTGACCGCTTCCAGTATTTTCTTTGTTTTCTTCTCTACATGGATCGAATACCACGGGTACCTTGTCCTCTCACCCGGTTGGTACATATCGGCGGGGAGAATAATGTGCAGCACGTCCACTTGTTCGTAGGGCCGCTGCGTACAGATGTCGGACACCTCTTTCGATATCGTCTCAGGGAACATACGCTTGAGGTCAACGGCGTGTGGCCGCCACCGGCGGTAGACGCAATCTATCCTTCCGGCTGCGTTCTCCACCCACGCGACATCGCGTAGGTGCCAGCACCGGTACAGCATGCCGTTAGCTCTACGATTGACTGATATTTGAATGACCGCTTGCCCGAAGGTAGCGAAGTCGTGATCCGCTTCCTTGACCGCACGGGAAAAGCCTGTGTCCTTGTGGTACATTGCCCTGCGCTGGCGTTCTTCCGCCATTTCCAGCCACGCCCGAGCTTCAGAACCTACTAAGTCCCACTTATCAACACGAGGGTGGAACCACGGTTTACTGCTTGGCCTTAACATTGACCCTAGCGAATCACCTAGATCGCGGCGTACCATCAACGGGATACCTGTCGCCAATCCTTCCGCTGGTTCGTGGCCGGGGTGTCTTGAAGTGATAAAGTCCGCGCGTTCTGGGTAGAACATCTCCGCGATATTCTGCCAGTACGTCATCAACGGCAGCCTATCGGTGAATAGCTTCTCGCCTCTCGATACGAGATCTTCCGCGCTGATCGCACCCCCCATCTCGATAGTACTGGCTTGCTGGGCGTAAGCCACGGCTACATACCTCCACCTAACGTACCGCCCATGTCGGTTAAGATTGTGCTCGCTCTACCCCCGCGTTGCGAGGCTTTCTCCTTCGCTTTTCTCTTGGACGCTGCAAGCGCCGCTTCGTCAACCATTGGTGGCGGGGTTTTCTTCACCTCCTCAACCACGGCTTTCGGTAATTTAGGTTTCTTGAAAAGCTTCCCCATACGGCCTCCTATCTGTATCGTCGCCCCCGGTTAACTACCGGCATCCGTTTATTGCGGTCTAAATCCGCCCACCCGCCTGCTATGTTGTGCTGCTTCAGACCTTTATACCACGACATGATAACAGCGTCGCCTTCGTCTGTCGAGCGTCCGAGTCTCTCTTTTACTTTCTCCTTGCTCTCGGCAACGATCACCGCGTCCGCTCCCTGCCCCTTCACACTGTACGAAGGTGCGCAAAGATCGGCTTTCAACGAGGAGCTAGGCGGTAACGCTATCTGCGATCCTCCGGGTTGTGAAGGGTCTAGCGCCTCTCTCATCCGCCACAGCGCCTCTGTCCTCACGTTCGAGAATTTAAACTTATTGTCCTTGTCTTTCTTATGCGTAGCTTTAACGCCCATGTAACTGACTGCGTCTATGCCGTTGGCGATTAAGTGCCCGTAGCAATCGGTGCCCCATCCGCCGCCTGCGTCAACGATCACTAAGGCTCCGTCGCGTCGAACCGCCATAATGTTACCGGCCATCTGTTTGGGGTCGGCGGTGTCCTGTCCTTTGATCTTGACCAAAGGCGCAAACCAGGAATCATGCCGGGGGGCTAGTACGAAAAAGTCTTTCTTGATGGCTATGTCCGCGCCGATTGCGCACATCGGTATACCTACCGGTGGTCTCGGCTCCCACCTTGATTGGGCAGCGGTAACCCACTCGGTCGGTATTATCTGATAAGGGTCATCGGCCAGCACCGTGCTAAAGTTACCATCGCGGTAAGCTGCTCTTAACTCAGCGGGCAGTGAATCCAGTGAAGCCTGATAGTTCGTTTCTCGCAGGTCAGGGTTATCGTTCAACGTTGCGGGTATGAATGTGCGCGAACGTGCGTGAACGTACTCCCCCGCGATTAGGTGAGGGCCTGAGCCGTCTACTTCTATCTCTTCGCCTGAAGCCGGATCGGTTGTGTACCATCTCAATTCGCCAGGTTCGGCTGGCCGCCCCCTGTAATTTGTAGGGTCGAGCCACGCCGCCCACCGCTTTAAAACCCATATCCCTTCTGGTCTTGTCGGGGGGTTTCCTGCTGCGACTACTCGGCAGCGTTGCGCGGGGTTGGCTGACCGGTTCCACCCGATGATGAACTCGTACTGCGTCTGCGTGAAATCGGATACCTCATCGAAGCAGTAGAGGTCTCGCGCTACACCTTTGTATTTCTGCTTGTCCTCTTCAAGCTGGCATCCGCCTAGCTCGATTACCCGATCGCCGTAGCGCCACTTACCGGTCTGGCTATTGAAGCCATCGCGGGTTTTGAGAATCTCGGACATGCGTTCAACAAGCCCGCCTACCTCCCTATTGGTGCGGCGTAGGATCAGCGAGCTTCGGTGTTGGGTCAGCGCCAGACCTATCTCTAGGTCCGTCTTTCCTCCACCTGCCTGGCCCCCATAGAATACCTCATCTGCTGGCGAGAAGTAGGCTTCTGTTTGCGGCCCAGGGTTAGGCACCCACACCAGATCGCCGAGGTCGGGGGCTACCAGCTCTTCAAAAAAGGAACTGCCTTCCTTAGAGGAAAGCAGTTCCTTGTACTCTTCTAACCCTCGCGCTCGCATACTAGCCGAAGGAATAGGTTAAGCTCGCACGGTTATCCGCTATGTTGTCGTACTTGGTGTTACCGTCCGCCCATTTTGTCTCGCCGGTTGCCGTGGTTAAACGTGATATGCGCCACCCGGCTTCGCTCGACAGCACACCTACCGGGGCTTCGCAGAAATACACCTTATCCGCAGTGGTCTGGTCGTCAACGATAGAATTCATGGGTGGCATCCCAGTGATTATGTCGGGCAGGTCGTTGAGATCAATATCCGTGAACGGCGCTTTCCCTATAGGCACTTTAGCCATTGAACTCTCCTACTTCGGTTACGAACACGCAGGCTTCGATCAGGTTGGTGGGAGGGTTCTCAACGCCATTACGTTGTAGCGCCGCCCTATACTCCTCGATCCGTTCCTCACGCCCTTCGTGGCCGAAAGGCAACTCGAACAGCCGTTTCAATCGGTTCGCTTGTTTGCGAACGATTAGCGGCCATTCTTTGCCTTCTGCCTTGGTCTTTGATCGTCTAGCCATTGTCTGCCCCTTATGCTCTCGCGCAGGATGCGTGAACGTAGTCGATATCGCAGGTCATACTTGCGGCTACCGATGTTTTACTTACCGCCATAACCGGGGTCAGTGCTACCGAAGCGGTAACAGCACCAGACATTCTGGTTCCGATCTTAACGCCGTTGCGGTAGAACACTGCGCCGCCGCTCGTATCCACCTCGACCCGTAGGATCTCGTATGTGTCCGCCACTGGTGCATAACCGATGTTCTGCGCCGTTGCGTCGGT